CGTATCGAGGTTGGCGGAATAGGCTTGGATGTCAACGCCCACGACAAGATCAAGCAAGCCACGCATCGCAGCGTAGTCAGCAGCGGCAACGAGGCTCTTGCCATTGGCAGAGGGTGCAACACTGCTCCACGTATCCAAATTGGCGGAATGTGCCTGCACATCCTTTCCGACTTCCAGGTCAAGAAGATCGCGTATCGCCGCGTAATCTGCGGCTGCCGCGAGTGCCTGAGCGTCGGCTGAGGGTGCAATGGACGACCACGTATCGAGATTGGCGGAATAGGCTTGGATGTCAACGCCGATCACCAAGCCGCCGAGAGCTGTGTCGAGAGAGCCTTGCAGAGAATCCAGCGTGTCGGCAATCGTAACGAAGTTCTCTTGCCACGCCAGCCCAGCCTCGCCGTAGGGGGCCGGGTCGCGGATCGAGAGACCTTTATAGGTGATGGTTTCGCGGGTCATGGTTTCGCCTCACGGGTCGCCTTCGCGCAATTCGCGACCAGAGATTTCAGCGTGTCGTTGAGCTTGTCATCGGCGTCCGTCCGCCTCTGCTCCCACCGTTCGAACCGCTCCTCCATGCGGTCCAAGGTGGCATTGTCACAACTTATAAACCGTTGTACTAGTATTGCAATCTAATTACCTTTTGTTACTGCTCCTTCAATTGTCGTAAGTTTATCCAATTGATTAGAGTGATCTTTTCTCACATCACTCATAAAAGCTTCAGTTGCCTTCTCTGATTCCAGGATACTTGCTGCGGATTGAGAAATTTCCTTACATACGATAACCAACTGTGCCTGACTTTCCGCTAAATCCTGTTGTGATCTGGCAATTGCTTTCTGTGTTTCCGCTAAGACATTCTGCGTTTCAATTGTAGAATCAAAAAACTTCTTCATCGTGTCTATCATCGGTGGGGCAACAACCCAGCCCAAAACATAGACGATAATCAGCAAAATCACACTAGGAACACCAAACGTCCTGCACGCTTCATAAAATAACTTTTGCCATCCATACAATCCTGATCCATTTGTTTCGATTGGTTTCTCGTGTGTTTGCTTGATTGCCATTGTTGCCCTTTCGGATGTTGCACTGAGTAGTTTATCTTCTTCCTATTGACACATACTTACTCCCAACTAGAAAACGCCTCTGTCCAATCTGGAATTCCGTCTCTCACTAATCCTTCAACCTCCGAAAAAGCGTAACAATCACCCCACTGCCTGATCACCTTATCCATATCCTTCGACCACAAAACCCAAGCACCCTCTGGACGTTCTCCCCATAGATGTGTTGGCCATAGTTGGATAGGAAAGTTATTCCAATTCGCGCCCCAGCTCTGATCTCCTACCCACGCTGTTCCTTGTGCTTTCTTTCCTGTTGACTTCTCATACCATTCACGAAATTCATCAGTATCATCGTATCCAAGAAGTGCTTGAGCATGACCACCGATAGACACAAGAGAAGAAATCAACTCGCCTTTTGTTGATCCGGTGAGAGTAGAACCGTGAATGATCGATGCTCCTCCATATAGCGCGTCCATTGCCTCTTCAAGATTTGCTATTTCAACTACATGCGCAATCCTATCAACTTTTGTAACATTGATCAGGTCTGTAGGAGGACCAGTTCTTCCCCACTTGTTTCCATAGGCTTCATCTGTATCTTCTTGCCTGAAATCGTATTTTCCATCTAGGTACACAGTTTCGGAATTGAATCCATAGTTCTGAATCGCCCACATCGCACGAGATAGTGTCATTCCTTGTCTACTGGATTGACGACTTCCATAAACAATCGCTGTTCCTGTTCTTCCACGATATGCATGAAGATCCTTTTTAATAGCAATATCAACACCGATGTTTTGTTCGATTCCTTCTCTAGTTGCCCACGCCGTACAGTTCGATACGCCGATACCTTCAGCAACGTAAGAATGGTCTTCCTCGACTTCCAAATTGTAAACGGTTCCGGAGAATTGCTCTTCCTTGATACTTTCAATCTTCTTAGGGCAACGGGAATTAGAAAATGGAGAAAGTGTAATAACTTCCTCGCCAGCCTTGAGAGTTTGGATTTCTTTATATCCTTCCGTCGTCAGAATTTTATGCGTTCCCGTTGCCCTAAGAACTTGATATCTACCTAGCGACAATCTCCATACAGGTTCTTTTGTTGATCTGGCAATAGTTCTGATAACTCTTCCAATATTTCCTTCAGCGGTTATTACATTCCAATCAACACAGATATTCTGAATTGCTGTATTTGATCCATTGGCTAGTCTCACAATCGTGCCTGCCGGAAAACAATTCCCGAAGTCCTGTGATCCGCTCAGTGCTTTTGGATTGATTGCAAGAATGAGGTTCCAATTGCATGATCGTTTACCAGTCCCAGCCCCTTGGAATGATTGTGGAATGACTTCTGATGCTTTCCAAGGGAGCTGGGAATTCGAACGGAAAAAGTCACGATCATATACGGCAAGTTTCTTCATCCACTCAGGTCCAGATTTCGTCACAAAACATCCATAGAAACCTGCCTTATAAGCGGCTGCAATTCTTCGTGATGAGTCTGCCTTTGCTCCAATAATCGATGAGGCTGGAGGCATGTAGGACGTTAAGTTATTTGTCATATTATTCATGGGATGATCTTTTTCTACTTTACTTCGGTTTCCAATATCGATGAATCCCACAATGTCCATGCCATATACCTCAGCGTCCATGCAGCTTGTTCCATGTCAACTTTCTGATCATGAGGATTCTGAACTTCCATGACTTTTCCTAGTGCTGTAGAGACCTCCTTACCTAATCCAGAACCTTGACCTGCCTGTGCTATAGCCTGGAAAAGTTGGGCACTGTCCGTTAGGGCATTTGCTGCTATTTGTGCTGCTATCGACTCCAGTTTTTCCGCTGCTGGCTTTGCTTTGAGAAATTGAAGGTTCGATTGCTTGACTGCCTTCGATAACGGCTCTAACGTCTTCAACCAAGTTTCGTTCGGCTTGGGAAACGGATTTACTGGTTTCGGATTCGGGTCCGGAAAAGGGTCCACGTCACCTACCTGGACGCGTACTTTCGTATAACCTTGCAGAATCTTGTCAGCTTGCGAATATGGCCATGCGATCCACAAAGCATAAGACTTCGCGTAGTTCTTTGACGGAGGTTGGAACAGGATCATTAGCTGTCCTCCCCACGTCTTTGCAGGAATCACAATCACTCCTTCTTGTGGTTCCCAATCTACAATTGCAGAGTTCAGTTTATCTTCCGTCAGACCTGTAACCATGATCTGAACGAGTTGTCCTGGTTGCACTTGATCAGGAACAACCAACTTGACATCTGTAGACGCTGTTGGAAGATTTGCCGATTGTGCAATTGAGAGATAGTTTTCTACGTCACCATAGAAACCAACTGGCACAATCAACAAAAGAAAGATCGTTATGGAAAGAATAAATCGTTTCATTATTGAACTCGTTTCTCGGATGTAAAAATCTTCTTCAATATGTCTTTTTCTTCATCCGTCAACTTTGATGCCAACTTTAGCAATTGCTGACGTTGTTCTTCAAATAGACATTCTAGATTCGCTGACATGTGTGACTTCCTATGAAAACAATCCAATCAGAGTCAGTATCAACGGCAACAGTGCCTCAATGAATGAAATAATCGAGTCCCAATCTACTGTTGGATCTGAGAATGCTTTTGGATTGTCTGCAGCAATATCACAAAAGACCATTGCAGCGATTTCAGCACGCGACATATCTGCTGAAATCTGCCCACCTTTATAGAGTTCTTTTGTTTTAGAAAATACGTTCGCCCAAGTGATTCCAAGATCTCTCCGCTCACGCAATGTCAAACGTCGAAAACCTTGGGCTGTAGGCATTTCTCCATCTGCATTAGCTTGAGGAACATTTTTCACTTCATTCGTTACAGGAGCATCAGGACTTTTACCATTATCAAACTTAGCCTGACCGAACGACATTCCAGAACAATATAGCATACAAGCTATAACAACCAACAATGTAAAACTCATTCTTTTCATGATTTACACACTCCTCTTTCTACTAAAACTTCGGTCCAAACAATCTAACCGGGATGTATCTCAAATATGCAACAAGAGCACTCGTACCATTTGCACGCATCGCATTGTAAAACATTCTGTGAACTTGCGATGACGGTCTTGACTTTAAACCGCAGTAAACATCGTGAAATGCCGATGCTTCCCGTGTCTTTTCTTCATATGGACAACACAGCCTCCAGAAAAACCTAGGAGCTGATAATCCGTTGATGATGTCTCCAGGATAGATCTCCCATACCACACCTTCCGGATCTACGTACATCGCTCGTTCCGTTACCATGCAATTCCTGTTCGACCTGCACCAACTTACGTAGATAATTGGTTCGTCTGGTCCGCATACCACGCCTCGATAGTTCACAAAGTAACCAAAACTTCTATTAGTCACGCGGATCTATCTTTATGATAATTGGTATTTCTTTCCCAAGTACCGTTACCTTTATTGATATTCCATCGCCAAGATCCTGAACTAGATCCTTTATCATTGCAATTAACTGCTCACCGTCCGACATCGTTGAGTGAGCATGAGATTCAAGACGATCTAAACGTGCTCTTAATCTGCCCATATGTTTCTTTCGTTAGATACTCTACGTGACGCGTGTCACAGATACAAAGCCTCTGTGCAGGCATTTTGTTGTATTCTGGGCTGGATTGACCAGCCCAGAATACAGGAAAAAATCAAAACAAACGATTAGGCATGAGCCTTAGCCAGTCCCTCTTCGTTCTTAACCTCCAGGGTATATTCGCCGACGATCATTCCCTTCTCAGCATCGCCAGTCCGAGCAACTTTCTGGAATTGGAACGACCGACGAGCCAAAGGCAAAACCTTAACGCGTTCGGTGTCGATCACCATCACGCTCTTCGAAGGCATCCAGCGAGAGGCAATGACTGGGAAGTCGCCAAACGAACCGCTATAGCGAGTGACCCGTTGGTGGAATCGTTCGTCTCCGTTCACAACCTCAACACGCGAAGCGTTGAGACCATCGATGCTACGCTTCCAGGTAGGATCAGCGACGATCAGATTCAGACCAGCAGCACCGTTGCCCCACGCAGCCTGAATGATGTCGTCAAGAACACTCGCACTAAGCGTTGCAACCGAGGTGTTGTTCGTGGAAATGAAATCCCACAAACCCCTCATCGTTCGGTAAGCAGTCGAACTACCCAGCGTGTTGCCAGAGAGCTTCGACAGGATGACAGCCTTCTCCAGGTCACGAATAAGTTCGCGACCACGCTGCCTGATCTGATACTCGAACTCGTTGCCAACACCAACGTTTCGAACAGACTGCATCGTGCCAGAGACAATAATGTCCTTCTTGAAAATCTGGCAGTAGTTGGTATGCCGCGAACGAATCATACTGACATCATTATCGACATCAGCACCTTCCAAAGCGGCAGGCGACACAACGGTCAGCGAGACACCAGCAGTAATCGTCGCAGCCGTCGAGCCACCAAAACCACGAGTAACCGTGATCGTGTTGCCAGACGCAGCGGTGATCTGCATGTATTCGCCAGTCGTCCCGTTGTAAATAACGTCACCAGCACCGAGGTTATTACCAATCTGCGGATGCCGTGAGGCATACGCAGGAATATAGGTAATCGTTTCGCTAAGAGTCTGAGACGAAGCAATCGTATCAGGTGTCAGAGCGTCCTCAATCCACTCATGAAGGACGTTGAACGCAGGCATTTCAGGGTCGCCAAGCGCGGCCAAAAGAGGCGTTTCGCTCGGAGAGATCATGCCGATGACATCAGAGATATCATCATAGATCCCGTTAAACGCGGTATTAGTACCGTCTGTGTCATAGACAGCCCGGCCAGTAAAAGCCATTAACTATACCTCCTCCGGTTATGATCCGGAATATTAGCGAGCGTTTTTGACGTTCGCTTCAATTTGCTGTACGACTCTTTTTTGTCTCTGATACCTTTGAATATCAGAATTAGCGCTTGTCTGACGTGCAACAACAGCCAAGCGTTCCAACTCTTTCTTAGCGGTATCGAGTTCCTTCTGAGTTTCTTGCTTCTTCGTAGAACCGTTAACTGACCCAGCACCTCCAAGAACTTCTGTCAGCTTTAGATAATCAGGTAGAACACTATCGGCAGAATCTTTTGTCAACGGAGCAAGTTCGCCATCGATCAAACGTACGTAGAGTTCACCGTCATCTTCATCGCGAGTTACAATCGGACTCAGAAATCTCTCTCCGACTGTCAAATCTCGGCATTTAATTTCGGTAAGAACCTCTTGAATCCTACGACGTTGTTCCCCGGCGAGACGTTCTGCTTCCGCCTTTCGAGCCCGTTCAGTTTGGGCTTCAAGATCTTTTCTCAATTTTTCGAGTTCGCGTGTTTGTTTCGCGAGTTCGACTTTAAGTGCTCCTGCCTCTCCTCCTACCTGACCATCCTGGTTTTTGCTTTCATCTGCTGCACTGCGGGTTGCAAACTCTGTAACGAGTTCTTCCAACTTTTGCATGTGCGACTTCAACTCAGAAATTTCCTCGTCGCGCTTTTGGAGCTGTTTCTTGCTCTTTGCACGTTCAGCCTGTGCAGCTTGGGCCGCTGCATCAGAAATCTTCTTCTGAACATCTGCTTCTTTCTTCGCTTGATCTTCGTCCCCTTCAGCACCTGAACCGGCACCTTCGGAACCATCATTCGCATCTAGAAGAATACGCTCAGAAACATTCAAAGAATCATACTTAGAAAACGGTGGCATAAAAAACCTCGTACACTATCTGCGTTACGGTCGCAGTAACCTAAACCTACATCACAGCTGTAGTCGCTGAACCAGTATAACTCAGGGATACTGTCGCCCTTGGTTGGCTACACTGCTCAACCAGTACGATCCTTGTCTGTTTCTTCCGTTTCTTTTTCTTCCTTGTCTGTGCTTGCTTTGTCATTCCCAGCTTTAGAAACTTGAGAATTAGCAAACACCTCTTCAAATGTGCCTGGAGAGAACGCACTGCTCCGACGCAATTCAGCTTGTTCTATCTCTTTGGCAATTTCGTCACGCAGCTTTTGTGACTCGCGTGAGAACATCTTTGAAGTAACACGCTTCTCCAACTCACGAATTGCCTTCTCGCTTGTTAGAGTTGCTCGTGCTTCCGTAAGAATCTGCAGTTCGATAAGGAAATCATCTACTCCGAATTCTCTTGGATAGACGATGCTCATATCCTGTGAATCTTTTCCTAACCATTTTGCATATAGTCTGTGTATGTCGAGTTCTGCCTGTTCGACGTATTGGGCTTTTGCAGAGAGTGATTGATTTGTTTCGTTGAACTCGAATGCATATGCCACGCCGCTTGTTGCTTCACGGACACCAAGCAAACCAGTCGATCCAGACAACCTGGCAAGACGATAGATCTCACTTCTAGCGTCTTTTATTTGATCACCTATAAGTTTCAAAACTGTGTCGGATGGAGCTAAGTATTGTGGTCTCTCAGCACCTTCCGCGTATGTGAGAATGTTATAATGCGACAGTTCTATTGGAGAATCGTCACCGCTTTCCTGCATTGTGAGAATATTCAAACAGCGGTTGGCAATTTCCTCATCCGCAAAAGAACACCAATTCAGAATCGCAATGTTGATGTCGCAAATATCTCGGACTGCCGACTCACCAAACCAGGAATGCAGAAGAGAGTTCTTGTTTTTCAGAATCACCAACGGGACTTCACCACAAGGATGCTCACCACCGTCGATCTGTCTGGCCTTTTGAACCTGTTTTCCATTTTCTCCGTTTTCGAGATATACTTGCCATTTTTCCCAATCATATTTCGTCCAGATTACAAACGTTCTTGTGTCTGAATCAACTTGCTTCTTCCATGTTCGATTTTGCTGTGTTGGAATTTCGATCTTTACCCACTCGAATTGTCCTTTGTCATCGAGTTCCCAATCTAGAATCTGTTGTGCCTGAACAAGCGATAGATACGGTCGAATTTTGTTTCTCTTTACTTCCTCAACCGTCATCACTCCACCACCGGGAGGCATATCAACCAAGATTCCCGTATGACCTGCAGCAATTGCAAACGTGGCCGCCATCTGCATAAACAGGTCGTACTTCATTCCAGTGCGTGTTGCATCCTTGTAGAGCGCCTGAACGTCTTCCTGGAGTTCTCTTGGTTCTCTACGTGTAACAGCGCCTTCGAACAGATAAGCAACATACAGATCAACAATACTGGCTACGTAGTTGTAATAGTAACCACGCTTCAATCTTTGCCGCCACGAATCGTCATGCTCACGAATATGCTTGAAAATGTATTTGTAGATGTCGATAGCAGAATAGCAGTCTATGTACTTATTCCATTGATAGATATTGGCGTCATAGTCCGGATTTGTATAACTCAACGAATCAGCTACCGACGTTGATTCCGCCTTTGCTCTTGTCGTTGTATCGTTCGTATAATCAAGAGATGCGTTGGCACCTATTGAAAAATCCGGACTTGTTGGATGATCTGCCATTCTTTTCCCGTTTATATTCGATTCTTAAACGCCAACAACAGAATAGCCTTTGTACATCCCGCTTCCATGCTTCTTCCACGAATACAAAGCCATTCTTGTTGCGTCTGATGTATGATCGTTTTTCTTTTCTGGGTTTCCGGTTTTATCTGGTTCTCCGTCTGATCGTACTGGCCAACTATATCGTCCCCACTCTTTTATCGTATATTGACATTCGTGCCAGATATACAACATTGGTTCTTCTTTAGGAGGAAATCCAGACAACAACGAACCAATGTAATCTATTCCTATTTTTACCGAACCAGCGCCTTTTGTTGCTCGTTTTGTTTTTATTCCGTATTCGACTAATTCCATCCGTTCTTGTGCTCCCCAGTCTGCATAAATCGGATGCCCAGATGTGTAACCTGGAAGTCTTCGAATAGCTAGTGCATGATCTTTCAAAAGTCTCTGTTCAGCCACATACTCCTGGAAAAGCAACCAGGCACCATTTGGAAGTTGTACGAACTGAAGATAAACAAACGGATGCCCAGGACTAGAACCAAAGTCAATTCCTCCAACTCTTCCCCAGGTTAGTGGGGGTGACAAATATCCGCACATCTTGTCGAGTTTTTCAGGAGTCATAATATGCCGTGGACCAAACATATGATACACAAGCTTATGCTTCTCTGGCTTCAGGTTCTCCCACTCGATCTCAAAAGTATCACGGTCCAACATCTTGACTTTTCCAATGTAGTCGTCAAGATTGTAGAACCCGTCGCTTTCGTGTGCCCGACCTTTGCAATATGTGTAAATCGCACAATCGCCAAACTGTGGATCTCCGTGACATTTCCTGTGGCATGTCTGAACCGTTTCAAAAATACTCCATTGATAAACTGCGATATCCTTGTCCTTCGCTTCCCCCAGCAGTTTGTTCATCGTCCCTTCTTGGTACTGCCGAGTCGATGTAAAGACGTTCTGGCCACGTATTCCATTTGTCGTCTGGGCCATGGACAAACCAACCTGGAGAAGTTCCCAGGACATTTCATCGATTTCGTCAACGCGGCTTTTGTTTGGGTGTGCACCTCGGAAACCAACATTGGACGCGGTGATGATTTCTAGACGTGATCCTAATGCGGGAAAATCAGTACGCGATTTGATGCTATCTTTTCTAGGATTGCATAGATGAATACCAATCCGGTCAGCAAACTTCTCGCTCAATGTACGGACCCACGGCAACATCAGGAATCCTTTGAAGTAGTCATAGCATCGATCCGCTTGTTTCTGAATTGCACCGGCTGACGTTATCTCGCAATTCTCTTTGAACAACATATCGAGAAAATTGATCAACGCCATATCCAAAGTTTTGCCTCCGTTACGATTGGCAAAACCTAACGCATTTGGGACACGTTCAAAAAATAGGTCCGAGATGAAATAGAACGGAGATGTATTTCCTTCTGTAACGACTTTCCGTGGTAAACGTATCCCAAATGCGGCAACAATGAAATCTTCAAGTTCTGCATCGTTAGTGGGTGGATGTATGTAATTTCCATAGGCGTCAAGACACGTATAATGGTCGATGATTTCTTCATTGACCTTTTCCTGGATAATGTCTTTTTGTGTCCTGCGTTTCGCCATATCTACGCAATTACGCTTTCCAGTGACTTTGTGCTTCTGCTTCGTATTCCTCTCCGCAAAAATCACATTGCACAATTCCTGGAACGAAAACAAACACGCCTCCAGTTAGTTCGGCACAGTCAGCCTCTATTGAAAAATCTCTAACCTCGTCAGGAACATCAACAATATCTCCAGGTTCCAATTCCGGTGTGTAGCTGCGTTCGAATTGATCTCGACCGCACTCAGGACACGTCCATTCAACTGCCGGACGTAGTTCAACGATTTCCTTTTTACTCTTCTTTCGTGACTTCATGTGCTTTCTTACTTTCCTTTTTCATCAGCAGAATCTAGATCATGTAAACAATCGATGTCGCTATGCCAAAGTTTCGAAAGAACAATACGCTCCTTTTCATCCATCTTTCCTAACGCTGCCTTCATAATTCTCAGGTCTTCAATCTCAAGTTTTGGAATTTCCTTTTCAACTTCTCCAGCCTTTCCTGCCTTTCGCTTCAATCCGGCTTGTTCCTTCAATCGATCAATCTCTTGAATCAAACTCAGCAACGTTCTAACTGCAACATCCAACGATCTGGTCTGTGCACCACGCGAAAACAGTTCTCTCAGTTCCTCATCTGTCATCTTGCCGGATGCATTTTTTACGGCAGGGCAATCCAGCATGATTTCGGTTGCCGTGAAAAACAGTTTGTTGTACAACAGCTCGAGATGTAAGAGACGATCCTTGTCAGTACGTAGCAGATCAGTAACGTCAATCTCCGCTGAGAATGTTCCTCCTTGCCCTGTTGGTTGCCCTATTGGTTGCCATAGGTCTTTAGTATCAACATTC